TCGCGACATCGCCGGAGCTGCCGATCTGCGCGACATCGCCGGAGCTGCCGATCTTCGCGCCATCGCTAACATCAACATCTTCCGGTTTCGGCATCTCCTTTATCGTTTTTTCATAAAGGAAATCAACGCAAGCTTGTATAAAGCCCTTAAAGCCAAGCTTGAAACCGATTTTTATAGTGCTCGTCGCGAACTTTCGCCCGTCGTCCGTGACCGGCTCGTCGATTGCCTCAACCGTCGTGAACTCGCTGAACTGTCCGTCCGGCTGCACAAGCGGATAATAGTCAAGCGTGTCAAACGGGTTGACGCAGTAGTGCGTAACACCGGAGCAGCAGATACCGTGACCGTTTTTCTTATAAACGGTATCCTCTTCGTACTTATGCCCACGGCATATCAAGCCGGGGTTGTATGCTTTGTAACCTTTCTCGTTCATTGTTGACATACCCATCCTTTTCGTTTATAATCGAATTTGTTGATATACCCAGCCGCTTTCCGATCTGCTTATCGGGGGCGGCATTTTCAATGCCTGTGAATCTTCGTGCCGTCCGGCATGATGAAGAAATCCGCGTCCGTAGCCGGTGTGTAGCGCTTACCGTCGAGCTTCCCGGCCTTGTCCATGTCTGCCCAGCCGTAAGACTGCGCGATCTCGCGTATCTCATTGGCGCGCTCGGTGATTATGTCGAGATAGACGATCACGGCAAACAGCGTCAAGGCGAGAGCGCCGACGATCAGGACACTTAATGTCTCTATGCTCATAGTCCCTCCTCCTGCCATGCTCTTTCACTCGCCGTGCTGCGCTCCTCCAGCTCAAGCACTCCCTGACGGAAGAGCACACCGAAGAAGTAGAACACCCCGGCAGTGACCGTCAGCCATCCAAGTACGCTATCCATATCTTTTCTTTCTCCTTTCCATTCCCGCGCGTAAGACTTCATCAGCGTCGGGATGATTGTGTTTTCTTATGTACGCTTTCTTTGCTGCGTTCTCGCGCTCCTGCGCCTTGCCCGCTTCGCAGTCAGCATGACAGCCGACGCGGCGGAACTCGCAACCCATGCATGGTCTCATTTGCCTGTCCTCACGAACCGTATAAACGGCTCTCGGAGAACCTTGACGCGGTTGCCGCTCTGTATGGCCGGGAACTCGAGCTTGCCCTCTTTGAATTTCACGTTGATATCATAGGGCTTGCAGCCGATGACGCTTGCGGCCTCCTGCGGTGTTAACGTGGCCTTGTCCATGGCCTCGATATCGTCAATCGTCACTCTTTGTCCTCCTTTTCCTTTTTCAGCCCGTCGAGCCTGCCCTGTAAGTACCCGCGCACGTAATCTGCGCCGTCGGGCGGTATCTGCTTCAGACTGTCTATGACTTCCTTTGCGGTGTTCTTTTCCTGTTCGCTCATGTTCTCACCTCCTGTAACCTGCCATCATCAGTGCCGGGAGGTTATCCCCGGCAGACGGTCGTTAGACCGTTTCGGCTTTATACTCGGCAACGATGAAACTCTCATCGGGATACATCGCCGCGTTTTCATTTGCCCAGCGCTGCGCGTGCGCCTTGTTGGTTGGGATTCCTCCGCGCTCGATGGTGCCGTCCTTGTTCACAAGGGCAACTTCATATTTCTTCATGTTTTCACCTCCCCCCCATTACGGGTGCATCCTTTCGGCCTCTTTATCATTCGCCATTTCGCTGAACTCCTCCCAGTACTGCTCTTCCGCGTCGTGCAAGCACTCTCCCTCGGAAAGAAACATGAATTCTTCGGGGTTGAGATAGTTCATTCCTTTTTCTGCCTGATACATGGCTTCTTCATCTATGATGTGCGGTGCATTTGTGCCATAAGTAGAGACGCGGATGTAATACTGTTTCATTTTCTCTTCTCCTTTTCATTTGCCCCGCTCCTGAGTTTGTTTCAAGGCCGGTTCCTGTGCGTTTCCAGCAGTTCACGGGGCTTGTCAGCTCATCCGCTTGAGCTGTTATGCTCATTATACGGCAACATCTTGAGTTTGTCAACTCATTTCTGAAATTTGTTTGCGTAATTTTGAGTTGACAGGCTCAAACCGTTATGGTATTCTTAGTGTGCAAAATGAAAGGGGGTGTAACCCGTGAACGAAAGAATAAAACAGGTACGCAAGCTAAAAAATCTGTCTCAATCTGCTTTCGGTGAGCCGTTCGGTGCGAGCCGGGATATGATAAACAATGTTGAGAACGGGCGTGCCGCTGTCTCCGACATGATGATTGCTGCGATATGCCGAACTTATAATGTTGATGAAGTATGGTTGCGCACCGGTACCGGCGATCCGTTCCCGGTAAAGTCGCGCAAAGATGTTCTTGACGAATATATCGGGCAGCTCTCGGAGGGCAAGCGTTCAGACATTGAGCAGATGCTTATTGAGCTTATGGCGGAAACCACCGTCGAGGAGTGGGCAGCTCTCGCTAACGTGTTCAAGAAACTTGCCGATAAAATGAACAAGCCCGGCACGGATTAACTCCGCACCGGGCTTGTTCCCATATTCGCACTATTTAATTTTCTGCAATGTGAATATGTACACTGACCGCAACTGCTCATAGGTCAGGCTTTTCAGCATTTTTTCTATCTCCGCTATCAGTATTTCCCGCTCTTTTTCCAAAACTTTCCCTCCTTAATTATTATTTTCGACAGGTTTCTATTGATTTTGACTTTTGAAAATGGTAATATTGGCCATAAACACAGTTTGTTCATAAATGTATGACAGCAAGGAGGTGATATGTATGGAATATATACCGTATTTTCAATACGGGCGCGTAAAAAAGCTTGTTCCGCCACCGCTTACATCGCTCTATGAAGATCGCGGCCTTATAAACGACGCAGAGCGGATTGTATCTGACGGGAAAATGTACGACCTTACAGATATAAAATCTATCTATTCTATCCCCGTTCCTGACTTCGGAAAAGTGCGCATAGCCTCTGTCGAAAGCCCAGTCCTATATCTTGAATATGTCTTGCGTATGCACGCAAGCTTTTTATGGAAACAGGAAAAATATTCTCTTGCGCTCGCTTGTCTCGCAAAATCAACGCAATTGATGCTATATTCTCCAATCGGGCACAACAGAGAATCCTATTATAGAATTGTCGATTGGCACGAAGAACTTGGGAAACTGTCTAAAGCTGCTGAATGGGAACGGTGGATAGAAGATAACGTTCCTAAACTTAAAGACACAGTCTTCGAGCGGGTTATGTCTGACTGTCGTGACCGTAACAGCGACCTTGTGTACACATCATGGGCTGGTAGTCAGAGTGCCGCAACAGCAAAATATCAATGTCGCGTTTACAGTGTTTCTGGAAAAGACAGGCGTTTTCCGGCGCTACCTGATTTTATGAAGCAACCGCAAGATATTTGTTTTCTTTCCGGCACGTTCAGATATTGGGGTGACAAGGAGCTTGACACACTTCCCTATCGCGGGGAAAATGTTAGTGCTGTCTCTGTAAGTTGGCGACCGTTTGTTGATGATAGAACGGAGCAGGACAAGATTAACCACGAAAAATGGAAAGACAAAATCATGCAGCCGCTCATATCTCGGTATAACATGCGCATCTATTATCGTCTAAAGAATTTTTTACCAGAGCTTTTGCCAAAGAGCCGCGCCGCCTTTAACCGCTTAGCTGCGGCAGATGGCGATGAATACGCTGCGCTGATAGATGCTATCAAGCAGGCCGGTATTCCGTTGCCTGAGAAACCTGTCTATGTCGAGCCTGTTGATCCGGAGCCGGACTATAAAGGCGGTCACAGAAAGCCGTTTATTCTATTTTAATAACAAATGAAAAGGGGTAATGTCATGGCAAAAAGACTGTTGACGTGTCTACTTGCATTTTCTCTCATTTTCGCGCTCTGTGCCTGTGGCGGAGAAGCCGCGTCAAGCGCGGCGGGAAGCACCAATCCCGCCAACAATGCTCCGGCACCTGAACCTGAACCGTCCGCAGCTCCCGCCGCTACGGTTTCAGATGTGTGCTCTGCTCTCGGTTACACCGTGAAAATCGTCGCCGCGCATAAAACTTACGGCTCTGACGGTGATTTACAAGTTGCTGTCGAGGTCGAGTTTACGAACGATAACGCAGACCCGATAGACTTCATGGGCGCCGCACAGATAACCGTATTTCAGAACGGCGTGCAGCAGGAAAAGAGCGAAATGTATTTAGGCGACGGCTACGATTGGGATTCGTATTACCGTCAGATTAAAGATGGTGCTACAATTACCGTTTTCAAAGCGTTTCCACTGTCCAGTGAAACAGACCCGGTCGAGGTAAATGTTGAAATCATCGACTATAATAAATGGGAAACTGCCGCGAGCGCAACTGCCGTTATTGATTTGACTTAATGCAAGCGCCCCGGCATTGGCGGCAACCTCTGCCGGGGCTGTAACAGATACCTTGTAAACCGACTTATCTGCTACGCTTTTATAGTAGCAGACCCAGCGAAAAATATCTATACGGCTAAGCCGTTAAAATAACTTTATATTTTGTAAAAAATTTTCAAGGAGATGTAAAAAGTGTCAGCTATTCAGGAATTGCAGCCGTATTGTGACGCTTTTCAAGGTCGAATACGTGAGGCCAAGGATAGTAAGGGCTACACTCTGCAAAGGCTGATCGACGAATCCGGCGTACCGAAATCGGCGGTAAACAATATCAGCGCCGGGAAACAGGTCAATCCCTTGTTGTACAACGCCGCCGCGCTGTGCAAGGTGCTTGGCCTATCGCTGGATGAGCTGTTCGGGCTTGAGAAGCCCGTTGACAGTCCGGAGGGGCAGCAACAACGCATTCATGAGCTGGAAATCGACAACACCCGGCTCACCGCCGTTGATGAGCAAAAGGATAAACGGCTCGAAACCGCCCGTATTATTGTCGGCGTTCTCGCTGCCGTGTCCACGCTGCTGCTCTTGGCGGTCATAGGTTACATGATTATCGACGCGCACATCCTCAGCGATGGTCTTTTCCGTTCTGCGGGAGTATCCGTGTTCTTCGTTTTCCTTGTGCTGCTTGTTATTGCGGCGCTTGCCGCCATCGGCTACGCCTTGCGGTTTTTGCTCAGAAAATAAAAATAGCCCCCAGTCGTTAGACCGGGGGCGTTGTTATAGGGTGATGTTATGCAATGCCGAAAATGTAAAGAAGAGCTCCCCGACATAAGCAAATACTGTATGTTTTGCGGCGCAAAGCAGCAGTCAGAGCCGCGCGCGGTTAAGAGCCGGGGAAACGGTATGGGCACGGTCTACAAGCGCGGAAAGACGTGGACGGCAAAGGTGACGATAGACTATGCGACCGGGAGTGACGGCGTGTCACGCCCCGTCTCGCGCACTAAGGGCGGCTTTAAGACGAAGAAAGAAGCGGTGAACTATTTACCTGTCTTGAAGCTTGCACCGCGCGAGAAGCCCAAACAGGCGACGTTCAAGCAAATCTATGAGGCGTGGCAGCCGACGCACCGCGCCGGGAAGTCTACGATGGATTGTTACAAGGCAGCATATAAATATTTCGCGCCGGTCTATCGGCTGTACATTTCGGATATAGACATTGACGACCTGCAAGACTGCCTTGATGAGTGCAACAAAGGGCGGCGCACAAAAGAGAACATGAAAGCCCTATGCGGCTTGCTCTACAAATTCGCCATCCCCCGGCACTACGTCACGCTTAACATGGGGCAGTACCTCACCGTGAGCGGCGACAGCGGCACGAAAAACGCGCTGCCGGATGATGCCTTACCCAAGCTTGAGAAGCACGTAGACGGCGTTTTTGGCGCGTCTATCGTGCTGTGCCAATGTTACCTTGGCTTTCGTCCTGCCGAGTTTGTAGCGCTCGACGCGGCGAATTATAACAGCAAAGAGCGGGCATTTATCGGCGGCGCTAAAACGGAGGCCGGAACGGATCGCACTGTCACCGTCTCCCCGAAGATTCAGAAATACATTGACAAGGCCATGCAGGGCAAAACCAGCGGTGCGGTGTTCACCGATGAGGACGGGAAGCCGTTCACGACCTCACGATATCGTGACCTGTTTTATTCCGTGCTTGATAAATGCGGCATAGACAATCCCATCGTCGAGCGCGACGGGAAGAAATTTTACACCTATACTCCGCACAGCTGCCGTCACACATTCGCAACGCTTATGAAACGCGCCCCCGGAGCTGACAAGGATAAGCTCGCCCTCATAGGGCATACCAGCGATGAAATGCTACGCTACTACCAAGATGTGAGCTATGAGGACTTGAGAAAGATCACCGACGCGCTCTAATCGTGTTAATAATACGTTGATAATAGCGCGGAACGGGCAGGAACGGAGTAGAACAAAAAAGTGAGCAGTTTCAAGGTTTTTACCTTAAATCTGCTCACTTTTGGTCCGAGTGACTGGAGTTGAACCAGCGGCCTCTTGAACCCCATTCACGAAAAATGCACCTATTTTCAATGGCTTGCTGGTTTTTGTTAATAATACGTTGATAATAGAAAGTCACTGAACAAAGTCGTTTTTGAGCCGATTTTGAGGGGAAAAATCGGCTGATTTGAAGACGTTCAAGAGTTTTTTACGCTGTGTCGTTGCTGACTATTATTAACCTTATTATCAACAAAAAGGCCGGGGATTGTCCCCGGCCTCCGGCTTAGTCTACGACGCACTCATAATATCTTATGAGCTTATCGTCTGCTGCGTCCTTGTCGCAGAGGAACGCTTCGGCAAGATCGGCGTAGAACTCTGTGTTGTTGACGTTGAATTTCTTTGCAACCTTGAAATAGTCAGAGTACAGCATATTCATTGCAACATAGAACTCTATCGGATCGCAGTCGTATTTCTTCTGACTAAGAAGATTTGACGTCTGATCGTAGCTCCAATGTGCGCCCCTGCTGCCATCCTCATTTTCAAGATCGTGCATCCATTCGTCAGCCATCTCGCGGCTCATGCCGTTGTACATAATACTGCCGCCGCCATAACCGCGCTCATAATTCCCGCCATAGCTCACCGGATCACCCATGCGCGGTGCATCGTAGTCAAAGCCTATTCTGCGGCGCTCATAGTAATCATCCCGGTAGTTGTCGCGGTATTCATTGCGCGGCGCGTAACGGCCATTGTCGTAATGCTCGCGCCCCCGGCGGTCACGGTATTTGTCCTGCGGCTGATAGTCGCGGATTCTCATTATGCGGTCGGTTCTGCTCATGTTGTCGCACCTCCTGTTGCCGCGTTAACTGCGGTAAGATTGTTGCTCGGAGAGCAACACGGGTTTCCGATCATGCGGAACGTTGCGCCCGTTGAGTTCGTGACAACGATGGTGCTGTACTTCGTCCGCGTCCGCACTCCGCACGCTGTCACCTGTGCGCAGCAGCGGTTTGTCAGCGGAAATTGAGTTGTCCCCGTGCCGATGGTGAACACGACCGGCGCGTTGATCGTCGCCGTCGCGGGTATGGTCTGTGCCAACACGATACAGTATTTCCCGCCGTTGGTATAGCTGCCGTCCGGGAGGTTGACAACTACGTTGCCATCGGCAAACGTTATCGCTTGGCTGAGTATCAGCTTCGGGCAAAGCTGACATACGGGTTTACATGACATAGTAATCTCCTTTCAAGGGCGGGTTATCCCCGCCCCGATATCAGTTTTGCTTAATAGTTGCCGCAGCCGCCGCAACCGTTCGTGCCATACGAATAGGGGTTCTGCACCTGATACGCCGGTATGGGTGCAGGGCGCAGAGTGTTGACAAGGTAGTTATTCTGCGCCGCCTGAGACGCCGCGAGCTTCAGTGTGGAGTTCTCCGCCTCAAGCTCACGCAGTCGGTTGTTCGTGAGGAAGTTGAGAATTTCTCTCGTCCCCGCGTTCTGGTTGTCGGTTATGTCACGTGCTGCGTTCTGGATGGTGTTGCGCGTGTCGCAAGCCTGCGTTGCCATGTCATATCGCACCTGCGCGATCGCCTGTCGGTTCTCACAGCAACATTCCTGTGCCTGCATCTGCATGGCGTTAAGCTGCTGCATAAGTGCCGCCTGCTGATTGCATCGGGCAAGCTCCGCCGCAGAGAATCCGCTCGTCACGGCCTGCGTCACACCGGCAAAGCCGTTAAGCATTCCAGTGTTCATCGCGTAGAAGCCGTCACAAACGCCGTTGTTCACCGCGTCGATCTTGCGCTCAACGTTCGCAAAGTCGGAGGCAAGGACATAGCCATCGGCTACACCGCCGGAATTGCCGCCGCCGAAGCCATAGCCGCCGTTGCCCCAACCGAAGATCAGCGCGAAGATGATGATAGCCCACCATCCATCACCGCCGAACATTCCGCCGCGATTGGAATTACCGTCGCCCTGCCCGGCGAGAAATCCGCTCATAAAATCGTCTGCCATAAAAAGTCTCCTATCAGTTTATTTACATCCGAGCCGTACGCTCTCGGTTGCATCCAGTGAGCGGCTTTTTGTCAAGATGCCGTGAACTGATAGAATATTTAATTGCAAGCTTGCCACAAGCCCGCCTTTATGCTATACTTATTTATAGAAGAACTTACGTTCTTGCCATCTGCCTGTTCCGCTGCTGCAACAGCGGAGCGGGTTTTTATTTACATCAAACCGATATTCTTAGCGACTTGCTCAACTGTCATGCCGCGATCTTTCGCCATGTTCTCGGCCATCTGTTTGAGCTGTTCCGGATTTTTCCCCTGTATCATGCTGTACGCTTGCTGCATTCGCGGATTTCTCCCCGCCATCTGCTGTATAAGCGTCATGGGATTGCCGCCGCTACGGGCAAGGTTTATCAGCCCTATCATTGGGTTATTCATCGTCGTCTGCCCTCCGTTTCTTCTTAGGTGTCAACTCCGCCCGGAGCGCGTCAAGATCGGCTTTTGTCGCATACTCCACCGGTGCAGACTGTTCCGGTATATACCGCTGGAACTCGAAAAAGTCGGATGATCCGGTCTGCTGGTTAAATCGCTTGAGATAGATCATGCCGTGCCCCAAGTCCGGCATTACGACACCAAGAGAGAAATAGTCCGTGCTCGTTGCTACGGCCTCCTCACGGCTTGTCACGGGCTTGCAGACGTACCCCGGCGGTGCTTGCTGTACCTGCTGCATAGGCCGCTGATAACCGCCGTAGAACTGCTGCTGTGGCTGTTGCGGGGGCTGTTGGTAATACTGTGGGTAATCCATTACGTCACGTCCTTTCTGCTGATATTCTCGCATAAAAAAAGAGGGCTAACCCATCGGTTAGCCCTCATCAACACATTATTTAGCCATCAATCGCGGCAGCTATTTTGTTTTTTATGCTCCGTATACGGCGCTCGACTTTCTCGGTGCCGTATAGCTCGGTTTCCGTTTGAAGAGCAAAGGAAATTTGCAAGATGCTCATTCCCCGCGCCCTCATGCGGAATATGGTCAACTCCTCGTCGGTAAAGCCGCAGTCGCGTTCAAACTGTTCCCTTAGTGCTCTCGGAAATTGCAGCTTGTTCTTCTCCCCCGGCGTCATCAGACTGGTTTTTATTTCTGCTGTTGTCGTTAGCCTCACTTCCTATGTACGCATTATATAGCATGTCTACAAGGTTTGCTGATCGCTGGTTCAGCCCATTCAAGCGGCAGAAATCTTTCACGGATTCTTTCATCTGTCCTCCGTTTTTGTCGGTTTACAAGGATTTTTCTGCTTGCGCCGAGGTGTTACTTGGTCTTATTATATTCGGCAGTGGATATGCCGATGATTGCGCCCACAAGGACACAGACGGCGCTGATGACCTGCGCGACAGTACCGGGGTCATACCAGCCGAACAGCGGTGCGACGGTGCTGTAAAACGTGCTGACGGCGGGCAGGACAATGACTACCAGCCACTTGAGAACATCGTATACTTTGTTGGAAAGCTTCATATTATTACCTCATTTCAAAAAATCGTTTTTCTTCAAACGTCCATCATAGACGTTTTTAAGATACTGAATTGTGTGTGTAGCGCGGTTGTTTTCATAATTCGGATGCGTGTCGCAATAGTCTTCGTACCGGTCTATATCGAGTAGGATATCAATCCAGTGCTCTTCCGTGTGAAGAATCTCACGCCGGACTTCATCACCAAAGCGTAGAATACGGCTGCGGGATTCATCCGCCTTTGCCGCCGCATCCCGCTGAATATGCTGTTCGAGTTTGGTATCAAGACTGGTAAGCTTGGCTATGACCTGATTGTTTGCTTCTTCTCGCTCTTTCTTACTGTTTCTGCGTGCAAGGATAAGCGAGAAGATACCGGCAATTATGGCCGCGCCGCACGATGTGATAAACGCTTTCAAAATTTCCATTTCTTTTCCTCGTCTATATGTTTTGGGAGTTGCGCTGTTATCTCATGCGTTATCGCCTCCCACTATGCTCTTATACGTGGCCGCGCCGCAGATGCCGTCAGCTTCAAGGCCGTGTTCTGCCTGATAGGCCATGAGCATGTTACGCGTCCTGGTTCCGAACTCGCCGTCGATCCATTTAGGATCATACCCGAGATACTTCAGCGCCGCCTGAAGCATCGCAACAACCACGCCGGTCTGACCGTCCTCCAGCATGGGCAGCTCGACGCTGACGAATTGCGTCGGTTTCACCGGTGCCGGCACCGTGTCCGGTTCTGCGCCCGTGTACCGCAGCACGCAGTCCCAAGGGTAGTTATAATAGCTGCGCGTGTATATCTCGCGTCCGGTCTGGTCGCCGGTCTGGCCTCCGGTCGTGCCGCCGTACTCGTTGATGCTCGCCTGCACGAGCTGCCCACCGCCTATGTACATGGCGGTGTGGTGGACGTGGTTTAAGAGCACATCCCCACGCTCAAGCCCCGCCCCGGTCGCAAGGTCGACGCTGCCCGTCACGTCCTCGAAGCCGCAGCGCAGCATGTCGCTGCGCATGTTGCCCGTGTAGGTGCAGCTGAGGGAAACCCCGGCCTTTCTGTACACCGAGATCACAAGGCTGCTGCAATCGTAGTCAGGCCCCCAGCGGTTGGCCTGATCGTAACCGTGACTGTCGTCCGCCGCTATCTCCAGCGCGCGGGTCACAGCGTTGTCAATGATTCCCATTAACTTACCTCCGTTACATAGAGTCCTACCAGTTCGGCGAGGTCGAACGCGAGCGGCTGACCGCTGTCGCGTGTGCAAAGGTAAACCTTGCCATTCTGGCTGTAATACTTGTCCTTGTAAATTTGCATCGGCTGCGTGAACGGGATAGGATCGTCAATCGTGCCGCCGTGCTCTTCGTCGATAGCCTCGTAGAGTGCGGCGGTCGGTACGCCCGGCACCCACTCGGCGCTGAAGGTGTGCTCCGACGCGTCGGTGCGGACTTTGTATAGCGTAACGCCGTATAGGAAGCGCTGCCCCGGCCTTGCAGTCGTACCGATAAGGTCTTTCCACTGCCAATAGATAAGCTTGCAGGTAAGCGCCTGCGCGTCCGAGAGGGCATTCCCCGCGGTGTCCATCGCCGCGCGGAGCTTCTGTGCGCTGCTGAGATAACTCATGCCGTCGCCTCCTCATTAGTCACGCCGAGCAAGTCAAGCGCGGCGCGCATGTCCTCTTTTTCAAGATCGGTTCCACCTTTTTTGATTTCTTCAATCTTGTCAAGTACACGTTGTTTACGTTCTTTAATAGTCACATACCCACCCCCAAAGCAGATTCAACCGTTGTTAAAATCTCGTCTTGTCCTTCTTCATAGGCTGCTTGAACAACTTGGAGATAGTCATAATCTTTCCAAGGAGCTACCATTTCTCCTCTGAAGAATACTCCGTTCGGCATAATCCATTTCTCGCCGGCAGGAATAAACCTATACCCCTCTATGAAGACCTTACACTTGCCATCGAAAAAGTCCGTCTCGATTGCCCTGCGCCCGTCAGCCGCGGAGACATAACACTTATAGTCATCGTCTATGTATATCGTCATGCTGCATCCTCCTTATTCGAGCCTTAAGTCATAAGTTACAATGTAGGCAGCGGCATACTGCCCACCAAGATAGTGACTGCCAGACAATTTTGATACGTCTATTGTATACGAAGCGGGAGAACTACCATTGGACAGAACGACTTTTGCGACTATGCTCGGATCGTATTCCTGCGGGATTTTGCTCCAAAAGGCAAGATAAGAGTCAGAGCCATCGGCATATCCGGAAATCTTTAGGGTGGCATAATTCGTCAAATCAATTGCAGGCTTCAAATATGACATTCGGCTATAACCATCAGTGGTGAAGGTCAGAGTTTTTTTCCCGCTACTATCCGTACCTATCTCAACTGGTGCACCGCCACCTCCGTCAGAATAAACGGAATTTAAGCCAGTTGCATTGCTAAAGATTATGTAGTCATACGCCAGCGTCACACTCTTGCTCTGTCCGTCAGTAGTAATAGACACTGTAGTAGACTTTGTCTTCCCCCCACTCGTCGCCGTCGCCGTGATGGTATATGTTCCGCTCGCACTGACCGTAGCCGTCCAGGTCTTGGCAGTGGTTCCGGTATTAGTATCGCTATCGACTTGCGTTCCAGAGCTGTTTTTTATGACGCAAGTGCTCTTTGCTGGGTATGTGATCTTAATAGTCGCGGAGAAATATGCTAGCGTCACGCTCTGCACTTGGTCTTTGGCAACATAGACCTGCTTGGATACAGTCTGCCCAGCGCTGTTCGTCGCGGTCAGCGTATAGGATGCGTTGCCGATTGGCGCAAGGAATATATATGCCTTGGCACTTGAGGTAGTGTTGGTGTCTTTCGCGAACTGCTTTCCGCTCGAAGTCCCCTTGACCACCAAGGTGCTGTTTGCAGGGTAGCTTACGCGGATGACTCCGGCCACATTTGTAATACCCCCGCCTGACAATACATACAACATATTAAACTACCTCCGCTGGGCCAGTTAAGAGCCAATAATCAGAACCTGATATTTTCTTTAGCGCTACCATAGCATAAGTCTCAAGAGTAAAGGAAGGAGCGGTCAGGGGGGCATTATTGCCATACACCAAAACCTTTATACCGCTTGCAAAAGTTATCTTCATACTTTTACAACTAAATCTGAATAATGCTACTTCAAAACCTGCGGGAATACTTGCGTCAGCAGGTACAGTAATCACGAAGTCTGTTGCGCTGTTGTTTGCTATAAACGTTTTTCCGACTGAACCGGAAGATAGAGAGAACGTTGCATTGGAAGCGCCCAAATGTACATTAGGACTGTATAATGCATCATCTGCAAGCATACTGCGCTTGATACTTTTGTTAGCAATAGTAGCACTTGCGTTAGTTATTCCCTTGCCGGCGCCGCCGCCGACAATAACAGTTGCAGTCACTATGTTAATATCCTTTGTAGGAATCGATTTTGCAAATACTTCCAAATAGCCAGCAAATGCAAAAGACATAGGTGCGAAATTCCCGCTGAATGCCTGTTCAGACTCAAACACGACTATTGGAAAGCTGTCAATAGTGGAATCTGCTAGAGTAATTCGCGCTTTATACGAATATCCAGGCAATGCAGTTGTATCTTGGCTCCAGGCAGATTTGGCTACTGCTACATTTTGTACACATCGAGCATTAATATCTTGTGAACGGATATAACCATAATCTAGCCAAGACTCCGTCAAGCCATCAAAGATATATAACTTATATGGTACACTAGCTCCTACGCTGTAAGCGTCGCCGACATTCTGCGGTGCGGATGCTTGCAGCTCCGCGACCGTGTTGAAGTGCCCCAATATCTTGAGATTGCTCCCAAACGGCACAGCGCCGATATTCTCTCGCGCCTGTGCTTTCTGAGTCTCGGTCAGTTCCTGTTCAGCATTGAATCTGACCGTTCCCACCCATATGTCTTCCATCTGTTGAGCTAATAGGGAACTTTTGAAATATTGAGTTTCTGCCATTTGTTCACCGCCTAATAATAAATTATGAGCACACCTGCATTCCCCTGTGTTCCTGCGCTGCCTTTGCCGCCTGTTCCGCCGGGATACGAATCCGTGGAGATCAGCGTTGAATACTCATGATTCCACCAGTAGATTGCAGTGGCACCGCCGCCGCCACCACCGCCGTTGCCGCCGTTACCCCCATTGCCGTATCCGTCGAGCGTCGGGATTGCATCAGCTGCATCGGCACCTTCACCGCCGATGTCCAATACAACCCAGCCATCTTGTTCGATAAAGTTTCCATCCGCGTCCCTTTTCCAGCCGCCTGTGCCGCCGTCATGGCCATTAGCGCCATAAGCAGCACCGCCGCCGCCTGTGCCGCCGTATTTGATCGTCAGGTTCGCGCTGTTGCCGACTTCGGCTCCGTTGAAGTCCTGCGTTTTGCCGCCCTTGCCGCCTTTGTATTTAACACCGTTATATTCAACGTCTTCACCGTTGGCGGCGCGTTGAGGCGACGAACCTATAGGCGGATTCCTGCCACCTTTGCCTCCGGCAGCGCCGTCAACTCCATCATTTCCGGGCAGCGCGTAGACCGCCCCCGAAAACAGTTCAGCAAAACCTGAGCTTGACGCATGGCCATTCGCAGACGAATAGATATCATCAGCGGCATAAAGCAGTGTGTTACCGTCGGCGTTCTTATAACGGATGAACGCAAGGGTTGCGCAATTGATGGTTACGGAATACACCTTTCCGCCTGTGCCGCCCTTGCCACCTTTTCCACCAGCCCCGCCTATGCCGCCGCCGTCATCGTCGCCTTTGCTGCCTGTTTCGCCATTAGTCCCGTTCTCACCGTCTGAGCCGTGGCCGATCAGGACGCAGCGTATCTGCGGCACATCTTTTGCGTAAACGCTATCGGGAATATTCCAGCGCTGCTCAACATTTGTGAGTTTGAGGATCACGCAATGTCCAAACGCCGCGCCGGACGCAGTTGGATTATAATTTGTGATAAAATCGCACTCTGCTCGGCGGAACGACGATATGTTTGTGAGCATTCTCGAAAGGAACCCTATCATCTTTTCTTTGAACGGGTTTTCGATGCTATATCTTCGTCCAACACGTTCATCGTTAACTACTATTGCCTGCGTGACGACTGTTGTGTTAAAATAATAGTCGCTGATTCTGTCAAGGCAATTGTCGCTGTTTGCAAGAGTAATCAATGTTGCGTCCTTGACCGTCACTACTTTTTCCGTCCGCGCATTGGTGTTATTTTTGGCAAGCAGCTTTGTATTGTGAACATACGGTTTACCTTTAAGGATGCCGGAGCCTTGAATAATCGCATAATTAGCGCCTTTGGCAGAGATGGTCATGTCACCGTCTCCCGACACGGCGATAGAATCCGGATATATCGGGTGGCCAAATGTTACAGTAGTCTCTGCCAAAGCTTCCCCTTGCGTGTCGTATAACACTTCGTCTTCAACGGTCGACAGGTAATGATAGCTATGCTCGGTTACTTCAACGCGACTTGCTGTGTCTCCGTATTTTACCGAGCCACTGTCGAATATTTGGTTTCTTGGAATGTCGGAAGTGTCGTGCGTATTTGGGAAAACAAAAAGCATTTTACCAACATCGGATTTTGAAATAATCACTCCGTATGCAACTAAAAGCTGATGGAGATTATTTCGCCGAGTATCATACGGCAGCCATCCATAAACTTGGAGTTGGGCAACATCCGAGTCGATTTCGTATTCGTATTCAGTGCCGAGAATTTCGGTGAGCACCGCATCAAATCTCTTGCCTGTATAAACTCCGCCAACGTGCCATTGGCTATCCATCATTCCGACTGCGGAGACGCAATTAAATTTGAAGAGATCACCGCTCTCTCTTGTCACCGATTCGCAATAAAATACCCCCGTGGGGCGTCCGTTAGTGTAGAACCGCGTCGGCGTCCCATAGGGGATATCTCGGAGATCATAATTCCATTTGCTGCATATAATTTTCCCGTCAGCGGACAAGATACCGCCGTAGGTGTTATCGTCTCGCGGGAGTATCTGGTATCTGACATAGAGAACATATCTGATAGTCGGCATAAACTGATCTATATACAGCTCTTCGCCAACAGCAGATATGCCTGTCTCTTCGAGAACTTCTTTTATGGCGTCGTTCTCAAATGTTAAAATTGGTGATTCGACGTCACCAATTACAATCTTATTCGGAATTGCAAACATCGAATCACCTTTCTATCAGTGGAAATGCGTCAAAAGTCCACCATTCGTGACCGTCCATGCTCATCACAAGCGTGGCCACGTTGTTATTTGAATACATCTGTACAGTCTCTATTGCGCCCGTATAAGGGTTTGAATATGTGACAGTCACATACTCCGGCAGCATAGCCGCGCATGCAGCATGAGCATCGTCGTCCCAAAGATCACGCAATTGGACATCCAAGCGGTACTTTGTCGCGACCCTATCGCGGTGCATGTACGCGTCAAGCGTTCGCCCCGCATTGGGGCCGTCGCTGTCCGCGCGTGTCACCTTGAACCCCTCGGCAGCTACCCACTTAGAGAAGTCGACGCCGTCTATTTCAAAAACAAACATATTAGTCCACCTCTATAAGCGATTTGCCGTGCATTCTGGTTTCGCGTTTTGTGTAGCTGTGAAGCTGTTTCGACACACGAACGCCGTCAAGCTCTACCACCGGATAGACCTCTATCGGGCTGCTGCCGCTATCCTTGCCGAACCTGTCAAGGAAGTTGCTTAACTTCTCTGCAAGCTCCGGGGGTATGCCGCCATAGCTGCCGCTGACCGTGTTCGGGGGTACTACCGTGCCCATAGCGACGGCGGGAAGCGGGGGCATTTGGATATTAGCAATACGCGACGCAAGCGATGACGGCATATCGTTGAAGCTCTGGAGCATACCCGCAGAAATGTTTTTCATTCGCTGCATGAGGCCACCCTCAGAATCTCCTATGCCCTCTTCAATGCCCGCGCCTATATTTTCGCCTATCTGGTCGCGGAACGCTTTAGACGGCGAGTGTATGCCAAGCACAGACTTTGCCGTGCTTAACAGGCTCTGTGCAAGGCTTGATACGGTGCTTTTCAGCCATTCCCAACCGGCATTAAGGCCATCGCGTATGCCGTTTACAATGCTGCTGCCGATTGACGCCCAATCCAGAGACTTTGCGTTGTCCATAAGCTCTTGAAGCTTACTAATGGTCTTGTCTTTGATCTCCGTGATTTTATCAATCACCGGCGTGATCTTCTCGGTAATGCCTAAGCCTAAGCCGTCCATGAGATAGCCGCCCATTTCCTGCATGACCTTTGACGGGGAACCGATTTCAAAAGCGGCTTTGAAACCGTCAATAAACGGCTGGAATATGTTCTCTTTTATCCATTCGCCTATACCGGCTATGGCGTCGATTATGCCGTTGAGCAAACCAAGGACGATATCTTTTCCACCGTCAGCGGCGTGTTCGTTGAAGAAGTTGACAATGCTTTCGTATACGCTTCCGATAAAACCGCCGAGAAGCGCGGAAACCGCAACAAACGCAGCGCCAAGCAAATTAAGCGCCGCCGTTGCCACTCCTGCCCAATCTATGCTGTTGACGATGTTAATAAACTGGTTCCATATCTCGGCACCGACAAGCGCCCAATCGACTTGACTTATAGCATCAGCCATACCGTTTAGAAAGCCTATCGCGAATTGGGAAAAGCCCTGTGCAAGCGCGCCCCAATCAAAATTGAGAAAAAAGCCGACGGCACCCAAGAGCAGAATGCGGAATTTTGCCGTAAACAATACGCCGAGATTCGCCCAATCGACATTTGAAATTACATTACTTAGTAAAATAGCGATTCCACCCGCAAGCGCCGCCCAGTCGAACGTTGTAAGTGCCGTTGCAAGGAACGTAAGCGCACCATTGAGGTAATAGCCGATCTTTGAGCCAATGCCCGCCCAGTCGACGGACGCTACCATTTCATTAAGCTTATCCGTGAGTATAGTTGCGGCTTCCGCCCATTCACCGGCTTTCAGCGCGGCGGCGATTCTTGCCGGGAGACTATCCGCGTCGACTTCGACATCCTCAAACATATTATCGGCTCCGCCGCCACCGCCGCCGCCACCGCCGGTGTCGTTGTCTTGCAAGACGTTCAGTTCGTCAATGCCCATCAGCTGCTTTTTTGCTTCTTTGGCATTATCCGCCGCGCCGCCGAGCCCGGATGACAGTTTGTCCGTGTTTGTTATGGCACGTTTGAAAGTGCCTCTGCCGGATATTGCGGCCATAAACGCCGCCACAGCAGCGGCAGCTGCGTTAAGCCAACTGATGAGCGTTTGTAACATGGGAGCAACAGCATTGAGGATTGGCGCGAATGCTGCGCCCCACGACGCTTGCAGACCGGATAACGCGGCCTTAAGCCCGTTTATGCTTGCGCTTGTCTCTGTGTCGTACTGTGCAAAATTCTGTATTCCGTCTGTTATGTATTTCCTAAGCTTATTAAACAGCGCATAAAGTGAACGTATTCCCACACCGAACGCGAGGACACGCTTCAAACTGCTTCCGAAGCTATCCCCAATGTTCTTTACTGCACCATCGATATCTCCGCCTTTTGAAAACAGCGACTTAGCACGACTTTTCAAGCCCGAAACTGCCTCAGAAATCTTTTCTTTGAAGTTAGAGCGTTTCCCCGCTGCTGACAATTCCTGCGCCAGTTCCTGTGCTTTGGCGCTCTGCCGTTCCAATTCTGCCGTCTGCTGCTCGAGTGTTGTTTGCAGCTTACTGTCTTGCGCTTGAAGCTTTTGCACGGCCTTTTCTTTTGCTTGTAAAATTTGCTCTTGCTGCGCAAGCTCCGCCTTTATTTGTGCCTGTTTTTGCAGTTCGGAGTTGAAAGTGTCCGGGTCGGTAACTCCGCCGGGGCTTGTCTTATATTCACTCTCAGCAAGAGCGGATTTAAGCTCTTCTATCCGTGCCCGTGTTTCGTCCGCCTCTGTCTGTGCTTCTTTGAGCTGATTGACAATGGGCGTTCGTGCCGCCTCGGTCTTTGCCATGCTGTCTTTCAGCTTTCCGATTTTGCTTACAAGCTTATCAAGGTCTTTTGAGGCTTGGCTGTCATCGAGTTCGACCGGGAATCTCAATTCAGTTGCCATTTATCCGCCTCCTGTCCATTTCTTTAAGATTTCTTCATCTTCCGCCGTGTACTTTTGCGGAAGATTTATAATCTCTCTATTCTGCCTTAACCACTCGCGTTCATACTTTTCAAGTTTCTTGCCCTTTGAGAGCTTTGAACGGATATTGACGATCTGCGACATAACGCACTCGCTCATTTCCATATATGCGCTCAGAAACGACCACCAGTGAAGATACTCCACCGTGCGAGCTTCATAACCAAGCACACGGTTTATAGGCGCGATGATATACGGGAAATCTTTTTCCCAATCCATCAAACGCGGGCTTTTTTTCCCCGGTGCTTGACCGGCATTGATGAACCAGAAGCATTGTTTTAATGCTTCTTCTACGTTGTCCGGTATGTCCTCATAAAGCATAATAATTGCGTCCTCGGCGCGCTCTGCGGCGGTCAAAGACGCGTCATTAAGCATAGTGATGATATCGAGCACAACGCGGTAATCGCTTCGTATGGCGTATTCTGCGCCGTCAATAGTGAGTGTTGTGGGCAGTGTGTAAAACATTACTTTTTCTTCATATACTTGGCCGTGTACTTATCAATACGCGGCAGAGTTTTCTTTTGCTGTTCATCCATTCGGGTGTAAATCTCATCGAACAGCGCAAACATAAGATTGCACCATACCGGTGTTCCCTCGGCATACGACATGACATTCATGCTACCGTATAGCGGGGTGCATACGTCCATGCCAAAAAGGCCGTCGATTTTCTCTCGAATTTCACCGTCAGCCTTGCGGAACGTATCGAACATTTCGCCGATGTCCGTCAGTTCGCTTATTGTTTCCCCGCATTTTTCTTGAATCTCACCCATCTGCTGAATAGCTGCCGCCGCCTTTGCGGCAAATCCAAAGTCGGACAGATTCAGCCACACGGTGACTTTGCCGTTTATATCAATCTCTTCGAGATTTGTGTCAAATTTAAGCTCTGCCATGTTAACCTCCTTAATTAGTTAAGGGCGCGTATAAAACGCGCCCCTGTTGATTATGCTGCCGCCGGTGTAAACTCGATCGCGCCGTTACTGCCCTTGGTGGCGCTGCCGATGGTGCGAGTGCCGCCGAAAGTAACGGTTATAGGCATACCAGCGCTGCCGCCGCCCTCGCCGCCGAGTCCAGTAACTTCGATCATACTGGATTCGTAGCGCTCGGCAAAACCCGCGTAGCCGTGAACGATAAGCATATCCTGTGCCGCAAGCGCCATAGCATCCTGCTTGACAACTGCGAGCTTCCAGATGTGTTGCTGTGCGGCGTCGCCGCTGTCCATCTCGCACGGCTCAAAGCTCTGCGTGATAACAGGCTTTTTCATAGTGCCGTAGGTATCGCCGAGTATGTCCTTTTTGCTTTCGGTAGACCAGTCGTATTCCTCGGAGCTGTCTTCGACACGCTTACCAAGCGGAGACCATACCGGGCTTTCATTGGTGCCGGTATTAAGGTAAGCAATGAGCAGTTCACGGGCTACGGCCTGTCCCGCTGTGGTAGTCCATGTGTATTCAGGCATTCTTAAATCACCTCGTAAAGTAAAGTTAAAAGGATCTGATGATCCTCAACATCGCCCTCATATCGGGCGAAAAGTGCCGCCGCCGTATCGCGCTTGACCTTCTTAACGGTAATGCCGTCGGCTATGGTCAGACTGCCGCTGTTCTGCTCCGCCCATTCGCCGTATTTATCCAGCACCTCATCAGCGGTTATGCGCTCGTCGGCGTCTGTCGCCGTCGTGCGGTAAATGATTTTGAACTGATACTGTGCCTGATATGTCCCGTCAATAAACTGCTTGGTCTTGTATGCCGCCTGTATGGTGGATATACAAAGACCGCTGCTCTTGCCTAACCATTCAAAGTCAAGCTTGGACAGCGGTTTATTAGGGTACATATTCAGCCATTTCCGCACCGCGCGGCTCACATCTGCGTTTTCCGACGCAGATACTAACGTTTTCGGTTTTTCTTCTTTATTCAAGCCACAACTTCACCGCTCTTTCTCCGACACGCGCCCATTTTTCGGCGTTTTCTTCGTAAGACGCTTCCATCCAGTGTGCTTGTGCCTTTGGATGCATATCCGTTGTAAACACAAGGTCTTTATCAATTGCGTGTAACGTCGCGCCCTTGCGGTGCCTCCACCCCACGTCTTTGATATACACTGCATGACGTCCCATTTCGTCTACCATGACCTTACCGGCATAGAGATAAGCGGCCTGATCGCCGGTATAAACGATCTCGTTACCGTCGACGCGGGCGAGATTGGAGAATGCGCCGGTAAGCGCCGGGACATAAGGCGTAGTGTCCTTGAGCGCCTGTGTAGCAACGACGGCTTCGGCAGCGGCGCAAGCAGCTTTGAACTCGCGCCCTTTGATAGCCTTGATCTTGAGCGTGATTTTCATTTGCCGCCCACCTGCCAATGTGCCATATCTCCGCCAAAGTCGCGGATATCTACCGTAGACACATCATAGACATATTCATGCGCCTGCCGCAGCTCCTTTAGGCTCATTTGCTCCGAGATTTCGCCCTTGGCAAAATACGTTGATGTGGAGCTGCTTTCGCCGCCGCTGTCGAGCGTCCAGAACTCACCGGGATTGTCAGCCGCATAGAACGCTTTCGGCTCCTTATAGCGCTTTACGTCGCCTGTGGTGCTTTCTGCCGTCACGGTGAACGGAATATAGAGTGTTGCCGCGTCCGCGTCTGACAAGCCCGTTTTCGCGATGTTAGCGCCCTTTGAGATGTCGAGCAGCACACCGCGCAGTATCGTGATGTTATAGTGCTTCTCGAGGTCGTCATCTTCCCATACGTTAAATACAGTCACAACATGAGGGAACACAGCAACCACCTCCCCGATACAAAAGCCCGGTGTGCCCGAGATACTGCATCACGATACCGGCCAGCGTCTCACGCGCCGCCGCTGCCGTCTCCGTGCCGCTCTTATATGTCTTGCTCCAGGCGCCCACGGTCTGGCTTTGCAGTTCACCGCCGCTCATGCTCTGCGCCTGTGCGTTCTCGATGACCTGATACTGTTCAGCAAGCGCACAGCAGCACATTTTCAGCTCGTCGCCGGTGTACGTCTTAGCCTTGCCGCGCGTGTAATAATCGAGAAAGGAGCTTGCCCGCGTCGCTGCACGGGCAAACTCCTCTTCGGTTAGTGCGCTGCCGAGATAGGTGGTCGTGTAATATGTGTAATCAGCATACATCACGCTCACCCCCGATTATCAGGTCTGTGCCGTGACAGTTGCGTTACCGGCGTTCTGCGCCTTGCCGGTCGAATCAGCCTCAACGATGGTTATCTTGTGGCCGGTCGTTGCGGTGATATCACTGTGGCCGTCCCAGTCGTTCCACTTGCTGACGTTCTGGCCATAGGTGACGGCAGGTGCGGTGCTTGCGGCGGTTTTGTACTTATAGACGTTGGTCGCTTTCTCCTTGGCCGGGGTTACGGTGATAGCAGTTGCACCGCTTGCAGTGCCTGCCGCAGACTGCACAGTCAGCGCGCCAAGAGTAGGCGTAGTGTCGACGTCGACAACGGCGATACCGTCTATGTACTCGGCGAACAGAGTAACGCCCATGATCGCGTAGGCCTCGGATACGGCAGTGCTGTAATTGCCCTGAGTGTGGAAGCCGAGCAGCGGAGTTTCACCGTCAACGGTGTACTCAAGACCGGCACGGGCAAAATCGCTGTCGGCGGGGTCAACGTAGTACATCACGATATTCTCAACCGGGGTAGCGATAACGCGCCCGCGCTGGATTTCGCCGTCTGCAAGCAGGAACACGGTATCATAGCCCATGAAGTTCTTGATGTAATTGAAACCGAACTCGCTCTGTACGGTTATCTGAGCATTGCCGAGATAGTCATACAGGTCAAGGACGTTGACAAAGCCAACGACCTTAGACGCGGTGCGGTGCATCTGCTTGAACTTGTTGACAACGCGCCCCATTGCCATTGCAAGCGCTTTCTGCCAGCTGGTTTCCTCGGAGGCAAGCTCGCCGCCGTTGAGGTACTTATAAAAGCGGTCGGTAACATTGGACTGGAGCTGATAGAGAAACTCTTCGTCGGTCATCTGAACGGCGACATCATAGCCGTTATCTTTGATAGCCTCGATAGAGACGGCTTTGGAGAACTTCTCGATAGTGATGGTCGCATAGTCCTTAGATTTAACTTCCGCCTTGCTATAAGGGATCGTTTCGCCCTCGCCGATGTTGCCATCCTGCAGGGTAACAGTTGCGTACTTGGACTTGAGCACCGTGCCGGGGGCTTTCTTGATAGGGCGCATGATACCGAGGATTTCACGCAGATACTCCCAATTGCGCCCAAAACGGGTTACAAAGTCGATTTCTCTTGCCGCTACGGAAATATCGGCAGATTTAGTAAGATTGTCTTTAGCCATAAGTTATCCTTTCTGAAACAGTTCATAGTTTTCGGCAATAGCTTTCTGACGTGCCGCAGCGTCCTTGATTTCAAGAATCTGCTTGCGCGTCATTCCGCCGCCGCCGTTTTCCAGAGAAGCGCCGGTATCGACGCGAGCACGGCGCGGCTTGTAATCCTTGAGGTATTCATCCGCTGCCGCTTCAAAAGTCACGTCGTCCGTCACTTTCTGTGCGATTTTGAAGACATAGTAATCAATGTCATCCGCCTTAACGCCTTTACCGGTCAGGTACTTTTCGCGCTCATACTGCGTGTTCTTGGCCGTCAGCTCGTCAAGCGACTTTTTCAGCTTGCCGTTGTCGTCCGTAAGCGTCTTGATCTTGTCCGCTTCGGTCTCCTGCGCTTTCTGCCATTCGCGGTACTTGGTAAGCTCCTCCGGAGTGGGCATACCCTCGCGCTCACGCTTGAGGCGTTTGTCAATGATCTTGTCAACTTCTGCCTGAGTAAACGTTCGCTCAGTCTGATTGGTCTCGGTGCTGCCGCTATTTTCGGTTGCGTTTCCGTTTATGATCTCTTCTGCCATTGGTAATCCCTCCGTTTACCGCCCGTCGGCGTATTCCGTTTTATGCCCGTCGGCATATCAAAAAGTGGCTATCGCATTTCTGCAATAACCACTGAATGAACTATGGAGCTTCCAACAGGACTTGAACCCGCAACCTGCCGCTTACAAGGCGGCTGCTCTACCATTGAGCTATAGAAGCATTGTGGCGGCGCAAGCGGGACTCGAACCCACAATAACGGCGTCAAAGGCCGTTGTGTTACCATTACACCATTGCGCTATATATTGCATGGCCGCTGTTGAGCAGTAGCGACGCGGTATTTATATCCCCCACCGCTTGGGGCATAGAAAGGAGAAGAAAGAAAAAGGAGGTGTATTCGCTCTCTGTCATGCTTTTAGCTGCATCATTTTAAGGCTTTCAGCAGTGCTTTAGATTCATTCGCGCCGAACTCTGGGATATTGCCCCGTTCGAGCTGTTCCCGTAGCCCTGCCGCCTTGCTGAAAGCGTGGTATTCGTCGTTTAGGCGCTTATAGCGTACCGCAAGGCTTGTGTATTCCTCGTCGTCGCCGCGCGCTTTGGCGGCTATTGCCTCGCGCTTAACCTTGCGTAACGCCGTTTCAATCTGCCGCTGTTTCTGCGTTGCTTCATACATGGTGTATTTCTTGCCTTCAAACTCAAACGGCGGCGGATCAAGGTTTTCTAACTCCTCGTCGGTATACGTGCGTTCTGATACGCCATCTACAAACGCATGATACAAATGACGACAGTTAACGCCGCATAGACCGTCTACTTGGCCAAGCCCGCATACTTCATATATCGATGGGTATTTGTCGTTGGCGTATATCGAATATATGCGGCCTTGCCATTTCTTGTGGCTGCTCCACGGATTGGGGTAATCCTTATCGCGCGCGCCTCTGTGTGCTGTGACCTCTCTATAAGGTGTATTAAGCAGCTCGGCGGTCTGCTCACTATACTGCCGTGACAGTTGCGTTACCCCTGTCATAACCGCCCGGCGCGCTGCGACGTCAACGCGGTTATGCCATCCGGAAGCGTATTCGATGTACTGCACTCCGCTGTCTGTGAGCTGCTTTGTTGCCTCTCTGATAGCCACGTTATAGCTAATCCCGCTCTGCACTTTCATCAGCGCATCATCAAGAACCCGCTCATACATTCCATCAAGGTCGAGCATCTGAATCTGCCCGGCTACACGCACGGCAAAGCCCATTGTGCGCGTAATGTTGCGCAACTCGCCGCTTGTCTGCGCGGCTATGGCGGCTATCGTGCTGTCGAACGCTTCACGGTTAAAGCCGGTCTGATCCGTTACGACAGCATCAAAATAACGCTGATTCTCGCCCAGTGCGGTACTCCAAGCTTTAGAGAACTCCGCGTCGGTGAGCTTCAGCGTTTTCTTGATGTACTTATTGATGTTATCGAGGTCATAGCCGTTCTTCAACAGCTGCTTAATATGCAGGATCGTCGTTGCCGTCGCCGTCTCGTTATACTTGAACCGGCTGCATATATCGGCTATGAGGTAATCGGCGAGCCGTTCATAAAGAACGACGATAGCCTCCGGAAGCTCCTGCATGAACTCCGGCGTAATAGGATACTTCGGCATTACTCATTTTCGCCTGATACAAGGCTTTCCATCTTTGGCAACGCTGCCTTTGCGGTCGCCTCATCCTCGTTCATGTGCTTCATGCGGAACTCATACGGCTGCATAATGCCCATCTGCACCATACGCGCATCACGGTTAAACTCGGTCTCCTTATCCTCGATTATCGAGTCATCGAAATCAATGCTGATCTGCACATTCTCATCTAAACCAGCATCCATGTATGTGTTCCCAAGTCTTAAAACCGTTCGCGTAAGCTCTGTGAGGACGCTCCGAAGTATGATCTCATGTTTCTTTATTGTGCGGTACATCTCGCTGTTCTCGCTGATGATCTGCGTTGCCGTGGACACGCTGCCATTGTCATAGCGGTAATGGTTCTCGCCGAACCCGCAACGGCTGGACAGCACATTAAGCATATCCTGCATACCGGCGTTGTGCGCCGCCGCCCTGATCTCCATGTTTGTTTCATGGATAATCGAGCTCGGATCGCTATCTTCCGGCAGGACGTAGAATGTAACGTCATTCGGGTCAAAATACGGATTGCCGTCAATGTTTTTAACCGCCTCCGGCTTGACCATGATACGCTTCTTGCCAAGTACGAACTCATTCACGTAGCTGTCATAGGCTATATCACAAGCCTTGAGCTGATCTATAGCGTTCGCATACACGGCTATGCCCAGCGGAAGCGTGTTGTCGTAGTTGTTGACGATGTTCAGCCGGTCGATGACAAATAGCCGCTTGTCGCTGCCCGTCTCGACCGTCTTAGGGACATTTTCAAAGCCCCTTATGCTATGCATATCAATTTCCGTGACGCTCTCTTTATCAAGCTTCAGTAGCGCGTTTTCGATCCTGTATTTGCCATCGACAAGATGATGAATCTGTACATACGCATAATCTTGATCGTCAGTATAGACGTGTGAAGCAAAAGCGCACTCCGTTATCTCGCGGTTTTCCCATGTGATAGGGTATATCCTGTCGCCGGTCACATAATCCATCTTTATCCCGTCAGCCTCGCCGGTGAGTGTTCCGGTATCGCTGTCAATGGCCGCGCCGACTATACGGGGGATGTATGCAGTAGTGCCATAGCAGCTTTTCAGCTCCTGCATTTCGGATATGCGCACGTCAAAGTTGACCTTTGTGCAGAAATCGTCCCAAAACTCTTGCTCTTTCTTGCCCTCAAGAGTTATTTGTACTTTTTCGTTCATCAATAGGTTTGCCCAGTCCTCGCAGACTTTCTTAGCCATGCCCATTGAAAAGCGTTCGCACTCGACTTTGCCGCCCTGTCCCGTGCTCACCATGTAATCATGGAATCCCTTTACCTTGCCGTCATACCATGACTTCCACTGTTTAATTTTGCCGTAGAACTCCGCCGGTACTGTTTTATACCCTTTGTCGTTCAGGTATTGGATTATTGTCATGCTTTGCTCCCAAACTTATTATAAACTCTCTCAAGCGCATAGCGCGTGGCATCAATGGTATGGTTATCCGCATCCGGATAGCCGCTTATAACATTGCCGTCCTTGTCTCGCTCAAATTCGTAATGCAAGAACTCGTTATAGACTCTTGGCGTCCGTGCCGGATCAATAACGAGTTTTCGCACCTGTAACCACTTCATACCGTAATCAACGCTTCCGGGGCCTTTTACGGCCAGTTTCGCGGGCAGTCCGGCGCTTCGGAAGTCGTTTACAGATTTTGGCTCTGCGCTGTCGCAGGTTATATAAGCATCGTCATACCCTGCCGCCTTGATTTTCTCTGCGTTCTGCTCATTACTCGTCTTATTGTTAGTTATTTCCGCAATAAACGTGATAGTCTCACGCGTTCTATCGTAATTCAAACGCACGAAAGCAAACGGATCAGGATACCAGCCCCAGTCCACGCCTTGAAAAATGTGGTCAAAATGGCTGATTTCCTCGTCCGTGATTGTCCTGATTTCAATTTTATCAAAGACGTTGCCGCCGTCGCCGTTTGGTATGCCCATGTACTCATGTTCATAGGCTTTCGGGTCAACGGTTTTTAGATGTTCGGCATCGTCTATGAACTTCTGTCCTAACCACTCCGGCGGCGCATCAATGTACGTTGAATGATGTACTACCCTATTGGCGTTAGGCTCGCGTAGCTGCTTGTTTACCCAGTTATCACGGCTCTTGGGTGGGTTATAGCTCGCAAAGTCATACGACAGTGCGCCGCCGCGCAGCACCGATTGTTTTACGCTTCGTTCTTCCTCTGCGCCGCTCAGTTGGTCGCGCTCTTCTATCCAGAGTATGCCGATGTAACCAAACGGCGGCTTTATCGACTTTAGCTTGATAGGATCGTCACACCCGCGGAAGTAAATGATCTGCCCAGTCTTTTTATAGACTATCTCTATCGGGTTTGCCTTACACTGAAACTCATCATCAAGCCCCAGTGCGTGGATAGCCCATTTGATCTGTGAGAAAACAGAATCCTTGAGCGTGCCGCCGACCTTACGCAGTACGCAAGCGTGCATTGTCGGATTGTTTTTCAGCAGCTCAACGACTTTGAGGGAGACGTAAGACGACTTTAAGCCGCCTCGGCCTCCCTCAAAGATGTATGTTTTATTCGGTTCTATGTTGCGGTTGATATCGACGAACGCTTTACCCATGAGATATGCCGGGATGTAAAACGGCTTTTCGTCTGCCGTCTGTACGTCCGTCCAGCTCTCCCACTTTTCAACCGCCTTATCCTCGCCTTGTATTGCCCGACGATAAACACCAGCGACAACTGCTGCATTGCCGTTCATGTCCTCGTCGTCTATTGCAAGCCCGCTCTTTTCAATTTGCGCTTTTAGCTTATCCGGCGCAGGTGCATCGGCAATGGCTCTCGCGATGCTTTGCAGCGTGCTCCTCTTGGCTCTCGCTACACCGGAGGCAATGCCGCCTTTCTGGCCGATTTCTCTTACTTCGCTCTTGCTTCGTTTGTTCGTCGGGATTAAATTCGCGTCCTGCTTGGGATTGCGTGGCATCTACCTCCCTCCTCTAATTTGCGCATAAAAAATCCGCTGCCTTTTTTGACAACGGATTACTTTCTCTTCTTTTTCTTTTCTGCCTCTCGCTCTCTGAGGCTCTTAGGCCGGTTCTTATCTCTCAGGATAGCTTCCATCACCGGATCATACTCCATGCTGTTCTTCTTAGGTCTGTTAGTTTTCAATCCACACACCCCCTCCCTTTATTTCCTCTTTCATTATCCTTTCAGCTTCCTTTTGAAGTTCGCCGCTTTCATATGCTGCTATTCTTTTGTTTCTCTCTTCTTCTGCTTCCGGCCTTGTGAGGATATACGCCATCATTCCATCCTCCCCCGGCAAGAGCAGCTTTTTCATGTTTTCAACAGTTATTTTCATAGCAGCTCCTCCTTATAGCTTCTTCTTCGATACTATAAATGCATCACGCGTCAACCCAATATAGTAAGGTTCGCCAAATCCCGCGTCAACCTTGATAACGTTATATCCTTTTTTGAGCGCCCATTGCGATTCTCCGCTATTACTACTATATGAGCGAGACGCGCCGCTACCGGCGTATCGCAGAGACTTACCAAGCTGACTTGATCTGTCCGGCATTGAGCTAACAAGGGCATTATAATCTACCACACGTGCATTAGGGGACAACATCATCTTTGTGATAGCGTTATTGCCTTTGCCAATACCGTAACTCGCCGCTGTGCCTATATTGTTGGCAAAGTATATACCGTCACCGTAAACCCCCGTGCCCGTATGCGTGTACTGTGCTTGCATGAATCTATCTGCCGAGCTTTCGGAACTCCATCCGCGGTAAAACACCTCCGCGCCAGTCTGTTTGGCAATGGCATTGAACTGCGCGTCTGAAACGACCGTAGGCGGCTTATTAAGCCCGAGTTGAAGTACAAGCTTTTGATACGGGTTATCTCTAAAGCCGTAGCTGTCATTATACTGTGAATAGTTCGTCGTTCTGTCGACCTTTGCCAAGAAGCGCGCAGTCTTATCGTCTTCTTGCCCTTGGAATTTCACAAGCGCCGGATTTCCATCGTCATCCCAGCCGCCATTCTGCGCGGCATTTGTGCTTGCGTTCTTTATTGTCGGATTTTCGTTGATGCCAACGACCATCCTGTGTATAAATCTGGTATTGGTTGTGCCGCTGCTCGCTCCACGTCCACCCATTATAGCACCATCCTTAATTTATATCAACGTCGCGGAATCGCTCCGAGTTGTGATTTGCAATATATATTGCCTTGCACGGGAACTCATAGCCGATATCGCCGCCGTAGACAACTACGCATTTAGGCTTGAGCCTGTTTATCGCTTCATTCATGCCAGATACCCATATTGCCGCTGCGTCCTCGTCCTGTTTAACACCTATCGTGCTGACCGATACCGTGCCCCCCTGCTGTAAGCCGTCAAAGCAAAAATCATAGCTCCGTTCGTCTGACCATGAGAGCGCAGGAATTACCGTTATGCCCGCGTCCTGCATTTTCTGGCCGATCAGCCGGGAACGGTACACGTTCCATATCTGCATGGCAAGCGGCATATCCATATACAACGAGAAATCAGGAGTTAATACGCAGTCGAACATTGCGAGCCTGTCCATATACTTATCAGGCGTGTTCCATATCCGTTCAAACTGATAGTCGTCAATGTAAAAGTGTATGCCCTTGGCGAAATCGTCCTTTGTGAGCATATAGTTGAAGCTTATCAGGTCTTTCGGAACATGATTTGTGGCTTGTATAACCGGCATATCATACGCACCGGCGACGCGCGTGTTATCGTAGTCGTGGAGATTAACGCTGTTGTATGTCCGCTCCCGCTCGTCGCCGTAGTATTCGTCATCGTCCGGCAGCTCAAATCCGAAGTCTGTCATGTCTATTCCGGTGATCTCGCCAAGCTCGATATCCAGCAGCTTGAAATCCCAATCCGCAAGCTCTGATACCTTATTGTCAGCAAGACGAAACGCCCTTATCTGCTCGTCACTCAGATCGTCCGCAATAATGCACGGTACTGTTTTCATGCCGAGTTGCTTTGCGGCTTTCATCCGCGTATGGCCGCAGACAATAACACTATTTTTGTCGATGACGATCGGCACTTTGAAACCGAACTCACTGATCGACGCTGCTACACTCTCGACCGCCGCGTCGTTCTTGCGCGGGTTTCTGCCGTACTCCTTTAATTTCGTGATCGGTATATCGTGTATTTCCATCTCCATAGCCCCCTCCGCTGCTTATGGTGTCCCTCGCCGTAGCTGCTCCTACTCTTTGGGCGGTGTGAAAAGGAGGTAAAACCACCGCCGTGATCGTGCTCAAAACGTCGTCAAGTTCACGCTCTTGCGGTTAAGCAAAAGAGCGCCGGTGCTTTCCGGCGCTCTCTGAGCGTACACATTATACCACTTGACCTTGGCTTTTTAGGCTAAACTTTCACAGCAGCCCAAAATTTCTTGCCGTCTGCTCGATAAACCTGTTATGCCAATTTTTGGCCGTGCCGTAGCTGATGTTACACGCCATCGCCGCACCTTGAAGCGTGTGTGTTTTACTGAAAAACACCATATCTATCAGCCTCATGCGTTCTTCACCGTCAGTGCACGTCCGTAACGTCGTCTGTATGGTTTTCTCGACGGCGACATATTCTTTCATCTCGATTGGCGGCAGCTCGCATAGCGCCGTGTCCTCAGACGTGCGGTGAACCTCCGAGCCGTGCCCTGCCTCGCTATACGCTGGAGTTATGCTCTGATCGCGCAGCGCTTTGAGATCGTCGCAATGTGCCGGGTAGGCTCTAATAATGGCTTTGGCAAAGCTCCACCATTTGTAACGTGGCTTACTCATGCGCCGCCTCCCATGTTATAACCATCTTTTGTAGCTCCACCGTCGTAAGTAGCGCATATGCCGCGTTAAATGCGTCTTGCGCTATGGTATTGGAGAACTCCAACACGCCGTTTATTGGTATTCCCGCGCCCATAGGCGGTTTGTTTGGCTTTTTAGCAGGTTCCATGACCTGTTCTATCGGCGTTGCAATCTCCGCCACCGGCGACGGTTCTTCACTCACGTCCTGCATAACCTCGTTCGTGCTGTTTACCCATGCCCAAAACTCATCGTTTCGCCCCGTGCGTACCTCGCTTACGTTGCCCCTAAAGGGTATGCCCAGTTCCCGGAACATATTGCAAACCGTATTCCGACTTATGCCGAACATCTCGGCAAGCGCCGCCTGTTGCGGATTGTACTTGCTTATGATCGCGCTTAGATATTCACGCTTGATGTCGTCCGGCATTCGCTTGAACTGTGCCCACTTCATAGGGCTGTTGAGGTTATAGCTCTGTACTTCTCCGTTCATCTTATCACGCTCCTTTTTCGTCATATAATCAGACGGCATTTTGACTCTGCCGCCCTTTCCGGCGTGGGAGCGTTTATTGAAGCTCCCACGTGCTACGCGTTTCCGGTCTGCACATTCAGAGCGGAACACGTATTCTTCATCGGTCATTTCTATCACCAAAGATGATCTTATAGCATGGAACGCATATATCTTTCATCCCAGACATCAGAGTACGGCCGAGTTCGAACCCATCCGGTGCGCGATATCCAACCTGCATTCCCGTCGCCATAATATGGATATATCTTTCACCGTCGTTGATTTCATTGCCGCATATATCGCAGAATACTTTTTTCATGTTTCTCCTTTCATTTCCCGGTACTGCCAAATCCCCCATTGCCGCGCTCGGTACTGTCGAGATGATCTACAATCTCAAGCTCTGGTGTGACGATCGGCATAATCACAAACTGGCTGATTTTGTCGCCCTTGTTGACCTCATAGGCGTTCTGGCCGTGGTTATAGAGCTTGACACAGATGCTCCCTGTGTAACCGCTGTCAATTACGCCTTCGCTGGTTATGTCGTGCTTGACGTTCAGCCCGGACTTGCTCTTGAGCATACCGACGTAGCCCTCCGGTATCTCGATATGTACGCCGGTATCGATGATTGCGCTGCTATACGGCGGGACATAAGCCCTTATAGGCGAGCGCAGATCGTATCCCGCATCGAGATCATGCGCACGTTCCGGCAGGTAAGCGCCGGGGTCGATTACAATCTTCATTCGTCCTCCTTATATTCTGGGCACTTTATCACATGATAGCTGGTATTTTCATGACGATAGCCCTTGAGCGTGGTTTTCCTTGCTTTCCAGCCCTCGACCGGCTTAAACATGATCGCGCCGGTTTCTGGATCGCGCGCCGTCCATGAGCATCCGCCTGTTGCGTTCGCACATGACCAACATAGCGTTAATTTGTACACTTGTTTCACCTCACAAATATCTCTTTGCTTCTTTGTGCGCTATGCGCACCTCGGTTTCAATGAGCGTGTGGGAATAGCCTAATATCTCGGCTATCTCTCGGTATGTTTTGCCGTCGTAGCGATACCGCAAGATTTCACGCTGCCTGTCGGTCAGGCTATCCCACCAAGCCTTACCATCGCACCAGTCCACGTTTTTTGCCCCCGGCAAGACTTCTTCAAGCTCATACTCGCTGCCGGATTTGTCGTGTATCGGTGTGCTGAGAGAGATCGTTTCCTGCGCTCTTTTTGTGCGCTTCGAGCTGCGCCATTCCTTGATTATGTCGCGACGTATGTAAGTGTACGCAAGAGTAGATAGCTGCCACTTTCCCGGCTTGAAGTCTTGGCAAGCTCGCCATAATGCCATTCGCGCAGTCTGCAAAACATCTTCGTCGTTGGCAAGCGCCGGGAAGAACCGGAGCAGACATTTTCTTGCAAGCTTCTCATTTGCTATATACAGTTCCTCACAGCTTGTGTTGCTTGCCGTCTCTGGTGACGATTTTGATATCATATCTTACCTCACGCGGTGCATAGTATTTGCCGCAGGCCGATTTAAGTGCGGCCTCTTGCTTGGCTATGGCATATTCGTTGTCTTTGGTGTCGCCCTTTTCAAGCTCCCGGATTTCCGTGTACTTGGCATTAAAAGCGTCATGGAAGCGCTTCAGCCGTTCCTCGCCGAAACCGAAGCCCTCAGCAAGTGCAAGGCAGACCGCATCAAGTGTCTGCTGCTCGGTGTAGGCGATCACCTTGATCGTCCACAGCTCGCGTTCCGCTTTCTGTCGGGCAAGTAATCCGCTTTTGCTCATCGGTTTCCCCCTCTCCGTAGCTGCAAAAATCATTTAGCGCTACCCTAATTAAAGATTGTTGGTGTACACTGCATTCTTTTGTCGAAGCCGAGTAGTGCTTGCAGTCCTTGCATCGAACTACCGGGACAAGATCGGGGCTTTTTCTTCTCCTGATTACGCGCATACAGCATAGAACATCAAGCTCGGCCTCGCTGCCGGGAGTTGTATCCGTCAATATAGCAGATAAGATTTTGAGCACCTTTTCTTTTTCGATGTATTCCTCTGTCGAAAATCTCATTTTCCCTTGCTTTCCTTTCTTTGTTCCTCCGCCTTTTTCAGGGCGTTGAACGTCATCACATAAATTTCCATTGTTAGATCATCCGTAACCGGGATAAGCGGTGCTACGAAGTTCCAGCAGTCCATATAGGTTAGTTCGCTCATGTTATTTTCCTTTCTCCGCGTGCGCAAAAATCGTTGTCTTGACCCAGATTGCTATTTTCCATATTGTCGCAACCGTAGAAGTAATATCCGCCATGCCGAAAGCGTTTGTCGGAATGCCACCTTTTAGTTTGATATTTGCAGTCTCGGCAATGCACCACCGGCTCAACGTCAGCAGCAGGAAAATTTTCAATGTCGAATTTTACATTAAAATACCGGCTCGTTCCCTTCATGTAGTCAAGAAACGCTTCCCGCTCTATGTATTCAGCCATTATTACCCTCCTTTATTTCTTCGAGCCTCACGAAAACATCCCCGATGTCCCCGTAGAGCTTATGTACTTCCAGCTCCGTGACTTGGCTATCGTCGTCATAGGCAAGCCCGTTGAGCGCGTCAAGCACGACCTTAGCGATGTTGTCACAGTCCGGCTTTATCGTGCAGGGGATTTCGCCGCATATCTTAGCGTCTTGCGTTTTCTTGCTGTCGCGCTTCGGCACGGGATATCTCGCAAGTATCACCGCTCTTATAGCTCCGTTCAGCTTAACCGCCCCGGAACGCCGCCAACACCAACGTACAAGCTCTTCATACTGCGTTGTTTGACTTGGGGTATATGCGTGTCCGTCCCGCCTTACTCGCGGCCTTGCCTTGCCCTGTGGCTTGCCGGGGATCGTAAAATGTGTTTCCATCGTTCACCTCACAAATAGTTTTTTCCGAACCGTTCCCGGAAATCTCCTGTGTCCCATCTGTAATGTTTCATCGCCTCGCGCTGTCCCCAGCGCTTGAGCAGCGCATCAAGGGCGGCGTCGGTATGGTGTAATGTCATGTGGCAGTCGTGGCAGAGCAGCACCCATAAGCCCAGCGCTTTTGACTTCTTCCGGTATGCCCCATGATATATCTCATGCCGGTCAAGCTTGCCCTGCTGCGTTTTGCAGAACCAACAACCGTCTATATCCTGCACGATCGACGGAGCATAGCCGTTTCGGTCAAGCGTCACGCCGTATTCGTTAGTCATAGCGTCCCCCACTGTTCCGCCATTGCCGCCGCTATGCCGGGGAACGTCTTTGAACGCATCCTTGCCCGTTCTTCTTTGGGCAGTCCCATCGTGTTCATGTGCCACGGCGAATCCGTTCCGTTACCGTTTTTATAGGTAATTACATTGGGCTTTACAGTGTTTGTGGGTTTTAGAACAGGCAATCCCCTTAACCAAAGGCACGTAGCCTTTCTTTCCGGGTCGCCAAACATATACGGATGAATAATTTGATTAGGCTTTCTATACGCGGTAGACATGACGCCGATAGGATTTTCAATCGCAATTCTGGGGCAGTCCGCGTTTGCAAAGACCATGAAAAACTTAATTGATTCTTCTCTGTCTTTTTGTCTCTGAATTGCCTTTTCGCCGTATCGCTCCACATCAAACCACCTGTTACCTGTGACAGTCAAATATGTGCAGGGCGGGAAAGCAATAATCATGTCCCATCTGCCGGCAATGTGATGTGTTAAACAATCACAAGTGCGGAAAGTGCAGCACCCTTTTAGTAAGGGTATTACATCTTCCATGATGCGCCATTCGGGGCGTCCGCCGGACGGCTCCTGAATATCGCAACTATACGCTTCATGCCCGCGCTCCCGGAACGCTATGCGCACTCTCTGCGATTCCTCGCAGGCTACGAGAACTTTCAATTACATCCCCTCCATAATCATCTGCTGTTCAGCGTCGTTCGTCATAGCAGCGATATTTGCTCATACGCCTGTGTACCCTCACAGTTACGTACAGCCTGTTTGTAATATGAGCTTTTAAGTTCTATGCCTATTGCCTTGCGCCCTTGCTGTAACGCAACAACAGCCTCAGAGCCTATCCCCAAAAACGGAGTAAGCACCGTATCGCCGGGGTTAGTCCATAGATTTATTCCGCGCCGAATAACGCCAAGCTGCAATGGGCATATATGCCGCTCGTCCTTATCCTCCTTTGCGCTGCTTGCTTGGAGCGTATCGGATGGATTTATGTCCATCCAGACGGGGCTTGCGTATCTCTGCCATACGTCTACCGGGAAACTCTCGTTCGTGTGCGTCACGCGCTCAGGATTTTCTCCCGGCTTGCGCATTGTCACAAGATAATCTGGTATGCCCTGTCTGCTCATACAGCTGTCTTTCTTTATCTGTTTATGCAGCAGGCCGAGAGCCTTAGTGCGCTGCATTGCGGTCACGGGGTCTTTCCAAATACACACTTGAGAATGAAGCACAAAACCCGCATCCTCAAACAGCCGGATCATTTCACCGCGGAAGTCCCGGATACCTATAATGCCGTCTCGCTCTTTTGAAAGCGGCAAGTCCATACAATGAAAACTCACCAGCCGTCCCGGCATAAGCACACGGTACAGTTCACTCACGATGTATTTGAACTGTTCGTAAAACTCCGTCGTCGTGCGGCAGTTGCCTAAATCTCTCTCGCTGTTCGAGTATGTATACAGGCTTGCAAACGGTGGCGAGAAAATCTCATAGTGTATGCTGCTCTCCGGTATGCCTTTCAGCACCTCGCAGCTGTCGCCGTTATACAGCGCGTAGTTCTCGCCTATTGCTTGATCTATCACGCCGATATTTTCAATAGCCATTCCGGTATTTCCATCCTTTCCAAAGCGTAGTAGCTTTCGCTCATTCTCACGGTATGGTGCAGGTCGGCAGCAAGTATATTTTTTGTGAATCGTACAAGCTCAGAAGTCATACGCTCCGCATCGCGCTGTTTGCGCTCTATGTTTCCCTTGACGCAGCCCTCTGCATCAGAAATCACGATATACACATCAACAGGCTTTTTCTGGCCGAATCGCCAACAGCGGCGAACCGCCTGATAATATGCTTCAAAGCTATCCGACAGCCCCACAAATATCATTTTGCTGCACTGCTGCCAGTTCATGCCCCAACCTGCTATTGACGGTTTGGACACAAGCACTCGGTTTTCGCCTGTTGTAAATCCGTTCATCGCCGTTTCCTTGTATTCCGCGCTCTGACTGCCACGGACTTCAACCGCACCATCTATCGCATCCGCAAGTGCGCTACTCTCATCGTTGAGATCGCACCAGACAAGCACCTGCTCATTCGTCCCGTTGGCTATCTCTGCCGCAGCTGCCACTCTGTCAACCAAACTTGACCGGCGCGCTTGCCGTCGTTCCTGCAAATCCTGTGTAGCTTTCGCCATCAGCATCATCTGCCCGTCGCTGTCCGTTAAGGCATCGCTTTCCGTTACGACTTCGTGTATACGAAGCTCCGGCAGATTAAAGCCTGCGCTGTCATATCCCAAGTCTGCCGGGCTTGTCAGACAGCACGCCCATCCAGCAACCCACTCAAAGAATTTGCTTTCTGCGTGACCTTTGAGGCGCCACTGTGACGTATTCCCACCGTCGTGGCAAAAGAACGTAGATAGCATTTCGGTCTGCGTCATTATGTTGCAGAACTGCGCGTGTGTGCCAAGCTCCTTGTAATCGTTCGGCGCGGGCGTTGCGGTGCAGCACAGCTTATATGGTGTGTCTTGAAACATATCCGTCAGCAGCTGCCGCGTCTTGCTTGAGTAGTCCTTGAGTATGCTACTCTCATCAAGCACGACGCCGCTGAATGTCTCTGCTGTGAAGTGCTCGACCATCTCATAGTTTGTGATGTTCACGCCGTCAACAGCGTCTTTCTGCGTTCGGCAGACTTTGACAGGAACATCGAACTTTTCACCCTCGCGTCTTGTCTGCTGCGCGACGGCAAGCGGCGCAAGTATCAGCACGGGCTTTCCGGTATGCTCTGACACCTGTTTAGCCCATTGGAGCTGCATAGCCGTCTTGCCAAGCCCGCAATCTGCGAATATGCAAGCGCGGCCTTTTACAAGCGCCCAACGCACTATGTCATTCTGCCAGTTGAACAACTTCGGATTGCCTGACGTTGGCTCAAATCCAGACGGCGTGACAGCTATTTTCTTACTTTCGAGAAATTCATGGTATTCTTTCATTCCCATGCCTCCAACAGTGACTTGATCTCTTCCTCCGGACGTGTCTCTATGCCGAGTGCCTGTGCGTCCTGCACAAGGTTATCTATCAGCATCGACATTTGCCGGGTGTCAAAGTCCGAGCTGCCGTAATAGATATACAGATTCGTGCAGCCCTTGATCTTGCTTTCCTCCCGCTCCACGCGCCGCCCTATGTGGTTCCTTGTCCATAGCCGTTCCATGCTGTCAACGGCCTTGTCCTGTACACAGAGCACCTCGCAGATGTTCGGGATGTTCTTCAGCGCCTCGCGGTATACATCCTCCGGGCTTTCCCGAACGGCAAGCGCAATGTCGTTGATAAGCTTCCACGCATACGCATTGGCGTTCAGACTGCGCTTTTTCTTTGCCGGGGATATCTCATACTCCCCCGGCTTAAAGCCGTACACAAAGCGTCGTGCGTCCGGTATCGAAGCGGTAAGTATGAGGTCATTGCCCATGATCCGGGCGCTCTCAATCTTCATGCGCACCTCCCGGCAACGCCGCAAAACCAAGCTTCCCGGATATTTCGGCCAGCGTGTTTTTTACTCCGGTCGGCAGCGCCATGTACTCCCGCTCTTTTTCAGCCCTCACCGTGTATGAGCGCTGGAAGTTCGACGCTATGACGCTCTGCACTGTCTCCGCGTCCATCATCGCCCATTCTTTCAGCTGGTTAGGACTGCCAACGATCCGCTGAACCACCGGCGGGAGCTTGTCAAACTCGTCTTTCGCGTGATAGATTCCGCGCTGTGTAGCTGCGTTCACAAACTGCCATGCCTCTTGCGGCGTCATGTCCGCGTTGGTCGTCATGCCTATAAGTCGTTGCTTGATAGCCCCCGGCGGCGGCATGAATCTATCTGCCGACGCGGATATGTGTGCCATCACGGCGGCTTGCACGGCGCTTGCCGGGTCGTCCTCAAAGACCTTAGCCCATATCTTGACCGTTGAGCGGAGCGCATCAGCAGATAAGTTCTTGAAGCTGTCCGGATATACCGTCTGCATAATGCCTATGATCTGCGCCGATTCTCGCTCAGTCATCGAAATCCCCCCTCCGTATCATCTCGGCTAACCTGTCAGCCGTTGCCACCGGCGCGCTATGTGTATACCCGCCGCTATAGTTGCCGCGCTTTTCCCAAGTGCGCACAGCTGCTTTCCAGTCTTTCATAGGGTTCTTTCCCACACACCAGCCCTTACAGGCATAGAAATCAACAAAGCGTTCCGGATCAACGTCATTTCCGCGCTCTTGGCAGTACGCCGCCACCTCGTCAACGGTTGGGGGGGCAAAGCGCCCAGCGCGTTTCCCTTTATCCCCGTTAGGGGATTTGTCTTTGTCTTTGTCTTTGTCTTTGTCTTGGGCTGATTCCAATCTGATTGCGTCTGATTGCGTCTGATTGCGTCTGATATCAGAACCAATCAGAGCACGTGCCTTTTCAGCTCCACCTACCTTATTTTTGTAGCTTGCTGCCTGTCGGTCTATATCTGCCCTCGCCGTTGCCCATAGAAATCGTTCGTTGCCTTTAAGTTCGGGTTCTATGCCCGTCTCTGCATATTTCAGCATTGCCGTGAATAGCCGCCCGCGCTCTGCGTCTCCGTACAACTCCATTTTTTCAGCGAAGTCTGTAAAGACTTTCAGATACTTCATTGCTTAGTTCTCCAATCTGTACCGTGAGTATCGCGTTGCCTCGCCGTATCTGTTCTTTCCGGTCTCCGTCTCACCGACTATCGGATAGCCGAGCTTGCGCAAGTCGTTAATGCGGGAGGCAAGCCGCATTATTCCGTATTCGGTCATTGCCTCCTTGCTCGTTATGCTGCCGTAATCGGTCAAGTGCCGGATTATTCTTTCGTTCTGTGTCATAGGTCAAAACGGGAGAGTTTCGCCGTCCGCTTCCAGCTCTTCAAACTCTGGCGGCTCGGCGTTTGTGCCGGTGTTGCGCTTGCTCTCGCCGAAATACACACTGTCGGCGATCACCTCTGCGTTTCGGCGCTTGTTGCCGTTCTTGTCCTCCCAATCGCGCATCTGCAAGCGACCGGATGCGATCGTCATGCTGCCCTTGGTGAAATACTTGCTGACAAACTCCGCTGTCTGACGCCATACTACGACGTCAATGAAATCGGTCTGCTTCTCGCTGCCGCCGCTCTGATAGTCACGGTCAACTGCGAGGGTGAACGTCACAACCGGCGTTCCCTGCGGCGTGTGGCGCAGCTCCGGATCACGTGTCATCCTGCCCATGATGGTTATTCGGTTAAGCATTTAGCCCTCCTGTTCTGCCGTCTTAGCGGCTTTCTTTGCTTCGTTGATCTTGGTCATACAGTCGCGGCACAAGCTGCGGCCATAGCTTTTCTGACTGTTGCGTACCACGTCCGCCGGTGTCCAGACGCGCCCGTCCTTGAGCTTGATAGGCTCTATCTTGCTGCCGCAATCGGCGCATATCAAAGCCGTCTGTGTGTATCGCTCTTCTGTGCTTGCCGTCTGATCCGGGTCATCGCCGGTGCTGATCTTATAGGCTTTCATCAGCGCGTATTTATCGGCGTATGTCATTGCCTTGCCGCTTCCCTTATCCTGACTGTCTATGCCCTCTGCAAAGGTCGTCGTTTCTATGTACTCTGCCGGATTGTCGATGTTGCAGAAGCGATAGACGGTTTTAATGCGTTCATAGAACGTCGTTTTCTTCGTTACCTTGCCCTGATATTCGTTCTCGCTTTCGAGTATCTGAGATTCAAGAACGTGACGTTCAGCAGGATAGGAATAAACACCGTGCTTGATTTCAAGCGGCTTAACTGCGTCGATGATATCCCGCTCGGATACGGCTTTATAGCTCTTGCCGCGCCCAGTCTCCACGCTCAGATTCTTTGCGACGGTTTGTAGGTCCGCCGTGATTGCGGCCATGCGCTGATATATGTTTTTCTCTGACATTTCTGCCTCCTTATTTAATTATCACGGATGTGTTCTCCACCAGCTTTGCGCCGGGGATTTCTGCGCCTTGCACAAGCAGAGCTTTTATCGCGACCTTGTTAGCCGCCGGGGCGGTGAATCGGAGCAAAGTGTTATTCCCTGTTTTTCCCGCCCAGTCTATAAAGTCATCTGCAAGCTCAACCGCCTGAGATTTGCGAAATGAAACCGCACATTTGGCCGTCTGGAATTTCTGCCCTTGCAGCGCATAATCGAGATAGTCCCTAAGGCGTTCGGCCTTTTTCTCTGTTGCCTTGCGGCGCTCGGCAAGCGCTGTCTCCTCGTCCTTGAGCGCCTTTACATCTGCTGCGAGATTCTTGACGTAACACGCAATATTCTCGATCTTGCTCTCTCGCTCCAACATCAGAGCGTCGAGCGCGTCATTATCAACCAGCAGTTCTCCGGTCTCCGGATTAACAGCATTTACAAGCTGTTCTATACTCTTGTCAATTTCGTAAAGGGTCATTTTCATCCTCCGTTGAAACATTTGACGGCATCCGAAAGTCTTTTGAAGTATTGGCTTTTGCCGTCTATCATTACTTCGTAATCGCCATAGCTCTTATCTGCGTAGTGCTCCATCGTCCAGAAGAGCATTTTGCCCTTGTGTCTATACATGAGGTGCTTTTCTCTCATCCCCTCAAATCGTGCGCAACTCAAATGTTCGGGGAGCACGGCGCAGATATCCGCAAAATCGTATAGGCTCATTCTTCGGGCACTTCCACGATCTCACCGTCTTTGAGCGTATACCATGTATCCGCTTTGTACGTCTCGCCGTCAATCTCGAACGACTTAACGCAAGTGCACGGATACCCCTCACCGTTCCACTCGCCATACTCGGCAAGTGTGCACCAAGTACCTACGGGCGCTTTGATTCGTCCGCGCTTGCCCACACAAGCTACCACATTATTAGCGTTTTCAACGGTGATCTGCGCGTCATCGCCGGAGCTGCCGATCTGCGCGTATCTGCCGGAGCTGCCGATCTGCGCGCCATCGCCGGAGCTGCCGATCTTCGCGCCATAGCCGGAGCTGCCGATCTGCGCGCCATCGCCGGAGCTGCCGATCTTCGCGACATCGCCGGAGCTGCCGATCTTCGCGTATCTGCCGGAGCTGCCGATCTTCGCGTATCTGCCGGAGCTGCCGATCTTCGCGTATCTGCCGGAGCTGCCGATCTGC